GAGGCAGGGAAGCGTGTAGCTGAAGATTTGAATTGGCAGTTAACTGAGAATATGGTGGAGTTTCGTCCTGAACATGAACGGATGTTGTGGAGCCTCCCCGCAGCGGGGTCAGCCTTTAAGAAAGTTTATAAAGACCCAGCCCTTGGCAGACAAACATCGGTGTTTGTATCAGCGGAAGATATTATTCTTCCGTATGGGACGGCTGAGCTTTTAACCTGTCCCCGCATTACGCACCGTATGCGCAAGAATAAAAATGAAGTGCGGATGCTGCAATACGATGGGTTTTGGCTTGATGTAGATATTGGTGACCCACCTAAGACGGTTAGTGATATACAGAAACGAAAAGACATAGAGTTGGGCGTGTCCGCGATAAATGATGACCGCTATGTCATTAATGAGTGCTGCGCGGATTTAGATTTGCCGGGATTTGAAGACACGGATAAAGACGGCAATGCGACGGGAATAGCACGTCCATATATTGTTACTTTTGTAGAAGGTAATAACCAAGTTCTGTCTATACGCCGCAATTGGAAAGAAAGCGATAAAGTAAAACAGAAACGGTTGCACTACGTTCACTATCAATACATCCCCGGTTTTGGTGCGTATGGGTTTGGGTTGTTTCATTTGATTGGCGGTTTTGCTAAAAGCGCCACAAGCATTATTCGCCAGCTTGTAGATGCTGGGACGCTATCTAATCTTCCGGGTGGGTTGAAAAGCCGGGGGATGCGCATAAAGGGCGACGATACGCCAATTTCTCCGGGAGAGTTTAGAGACGTAGATATTGGTTCTGGTGCTATACGGGACAACATCTTGATGCTTCCCTATAAGGAACCAAGTCAAGTATTGTCGGGGCTGCTGGATAAGATTGTAGAGGATGGGCGTAGGTTTGGCGCAACTGCGGACATGAAAGTTTCCGATATGTCTGCGCAAGCGCCCGTTGGAACGACGCTGGCTATTCTTGAGCGCACCCTTAAGATTATGTCGGCAGTGCAAGCGCGGGTTCACTTTGCGTTTAAGCAAGAACTAAAATTAATTGCAGAGTTAGTGCGCGAGGATTCCCCGGCTAATAAAGAGTATCCGTATGAAGTGGACGGGGAGCAAGGCCGCAGCGCTAAGTACGAAGATTACCGCCACGTAGAGATTATCCCGGTGTCTGACCCAAATGCGGCAACGATGAGCCAGCGGGTTGTTCAGTATCAAGCAGTTTTGCAATTGGCGGCGATGTCGCCACAGATATACGACATGCCAGAGCTACACCGGCAGATGCTGCACGTTTTGGGTATTAAAAACATAGAGAAGCTTGTGCCTACTGCGGATGACATAAAACCAACTGACCCCGTGCAGGAAAACCAGAATGTGCTAGCAGGTAAGCCGGTAAAAGCTGTTGCTTACCAAGATCACGAATCGCACATAGCAGTGCATAGTATGGCTATGCAAGACCCAATTATCCAGCAGTTGATTGGGCAGAACCCCCAAGCGCAGACAATACAAGCGTCCATGATGGCGCATATAGCGGAGCACGTTGGGTTTGCATACCGCAATAAGATGTCTGAGGCTCTGGGCGCACCGCTGCCAGACTCTAAAGAAGGTTTGCCACCAGAGATGGAGTATCAGTTGTCCAAGCTCCTTGCTCAAGCCGCAGCACAGGTTATAGCGCAGAGTAGAGCGATGGTTGCTAGCCAACAAGCACAGCAAAATCAACAAGACCCGCTGATGCAGATGCAGCAGCAGGAGCTTCAGATTAAACAGTCTGAGGTTCAGATTAAACAGTCTGAGGTTCAACGCAAAGCAACTAAAGATCAAGCGGACAACGCAGCAAAGCAAGAGGGATTGAAACTCGCGGGGCTGAAGGTTGGTATTGAAATAGCCAAAGCTAAAGAACAGTCTGGGCACCAGACAAATCAACGGGCGCTTGATTTTAATAAACACCGCGAACAGCTTGCCCAGCAAAAAAAAATGTCTGAAGTTAAAAATAACACCCCGGAGAGCGCGTAATGATGTATCCGCAGTTTTCTGATGCACTGGTAAGACGGCTGCGCGAAGATATAAGCAACTACACAAATGACGCCGCTAGCGGCGCTTGCAAAACATTTGACGAGTATCAAAACCTTTGCGGGGTAATAAAAGGTCTAGCCCTTGCAGAGCGCCACATCACAGACCTCGTACGACAACTTGAAAGCGATCCAGATGAGTGAAATCCTTATAGGCCAAGATGCAGACAACCCGGAGCAGTCAACAGTCCTACCTGACACGCCTGAACAAAAAGCAAAGCAACTCCCCGCCCCTTCTGGCTTTCACATTCTTTGCGCAGTCCCTGAGATTGACGGGGTATTTGAGAGCGGCATTGTCAAAGCAGACATTACCAAGACTTACGAAGAGCGCCTCACAACCGTGCTATTTGTTGTTGAGCTTGGGCCAGATTGCTACAAAGACACAACCCGCTTCCCCAGTGGGCCGTGGTGCAAAAAAGGAGACTTTGTTTTGATTCGTCCTAATACGGGTTCACGCCTGAAGATTCACAACCGTGAGTTTCGTATTATTAACGACGACGCAATCGAAGGTATTGTTGAAGACCCACGCGGGATAGCCCGTGCATAAGGAGATAAATCATGGCAAATGAAACGTATAAGTTTCCAGACGAGCAAGATAAAGATGCTGCATTGCAACAAAAGCAAGATGACGCGACTATAGAGTTTGGTATTGAAGGCGATGTTGATATTGAAGTAAAAGATGACACGCCTGAGAAAGACCGTGGTTATCCCACAGCAGGTAACGTGGCAGAGGTTACTGACGAGGAGTTGGAGCAATACGGCGATAAAGTTAAGCGCAGAATCAAGGAGATAAGTCATCTTCGGCATGATGAGCGCCGTGCTAAAGAGACGGCTGTTCGGGAACGGGAAGAACTTGAAAAAGTTGCCCGTAGCCTTGTTGATGAAAATAAACGCCTTAAGCACTATGTTTCTACCGGCGAACAAGCATATGCGGGGACTTTAAAAACCGCCGCTAATGCTGAATACGAAATTGCCAAGAAACAGTTTAAAGAAGCGCATGAAGCTTTTGACGCGGATGCCATGATTGAGGCACAAGCGGCCTTAACTACCGCGCAGATGCGGATGGAACAGGCTAAGAATTTTAAGCCAACCCCTTTACAAGATGATTCTAATGTAGTAGAACAGCAAGTATCAGTTCAAGCTCCTGCCAAACCTGATGATAAAACCTTGCGCTGGCAAGCCAGAAACCAGTGGTTTGGCAATGATGACGAAATGACTGCCGTCGCGCTTGTTCGGCATAAGCAGTTAGTATCCTCGGGTTTAGACCCGCGTAGTGACGAGTATTACACGCAGATAGATGCGCGTATGAAACAGCGGTTCCCTGACTTTTATAAGTCAGAAGGCGATGATGACAAAGCAGATGTTCCCGAAGTTAAAAGATCGGCAACTGTTGTTGCACCCGCTAAACGCTCTACAGGGGCTAAAAAAATTATTTTAACTACAACACAAGTTAGTATAGCTAAAAGGCTCGGTGTGCCTTTAGAACTATACGCTAAACAACTTGCTCTTCAGGAGTCTGCAAATGGCTGAAAATCGTCTTGCTCGTGAGATGGGAACTCGTGAAACTACGCAGCGCGTTCAACGTTGGACACAACCACAGGGTCTGCCCACTCCAGAACCGGAGGAAGGGTATGCTTTTAGGTGGGTACGGACGGCACTTCTTGGGCAATTTGACCCAACAAATACGTCTGCAAAATTTCGTGAAGGCTGGGAACCCGTGAAAGCGGAAAGTCAACCGCAGATGTACGCGTTTTCAGACCAGAACAGCAGATTTAAAGGCAATATCGAGATAGGTGGGCTTTTGCTGTGCAAAATTCCTAAAGAGTTTATGGAACAACGCGCAGCTTTCTATAGAAAAGCATCCGCAGATCAGGTACAGGCCGTTGATAACAGCTTTATGCAGCAGAACGACGCTCGTATGCCCTTGTTTAAAGATAACAGGTCGTCAGTGACGTTCGGCAGCGGCAAAAAATAACGTAACATTTAAACAACTTTTAGGAGTTTTACATGGCTTATCCTACTGTTTCAGCACCGTACGGGCTAATCCCCGTCAATT